TTCTGGATTGGGAGGCGGCGTTCAGAACGTGGCTACGAACCGGGAAGAGACTGAACGGGAACAAGAGACCTCAAACGAAGGGCGATCAGTCCATGGATAAACTTAAAAAGATTTTAGAATGGGGGGAAGAGAAATGACCAAGAGGGAGTTCGCGAAGGGGTTCGCGGTTTTGTTTGCGGCGTATTTTTACAGCCAGGAGAAGGTTAGCCCGGCAACCCAGGAAGCGTACTGGGTTGTGTTACAAGATGCACCGGCGAATAAATTTCACCTAGCGGTCAAGGAGTGTCTGGTGGAATGCAAATTCTTTCCATCAATCCATGAGCTGGTTACCAGGATGTTTCCGCCGGGTTTGAAGTTGGCACCGTACAGTCGCGGGGCCGGGAGTCTGATCCCGATGTCCTCGATGGAGCAGCTCCAGAAATGCACCGTGGCAAATGGCAAGGCGATAGAGGGTCCGCAAATGAAGGGGATTAAATAATGGCTTACAAACGCAAAACCGCAGGTAACGACGAGGAGTGGATTGGCCAGGAGAAGTGCCAGGAATGCCGCAGTACTAATCAGGCCAGGCGGCACGTACACTTTCTCAAGTTCCCGACCAGTAGTTCATTGGCCGGTCACCTGAAGGAAGTCTTCGAGGACAGGGAGCTGAAGAACGACAGGGGTGACAACGGATTTATCTCTGGGATATGCGTCTGGTATCAGGCGATCAACCACCTCTACGGGGATATGAAAATGGTTCGCACCGATGGTGTGAAGATGCCTCTGTGGGAGGTGTGGTTGAGTCAGCAAACTGAGGCCCCTGCGATGGTGAACAGTGATGATCCGAGATGCGAGGACGAGGAGTACGCCAAGGAAGGATTCAGGCTGCTCAAGTTAGGGAACAAAACACACAAGACCAAGCTTGAGAAGGAATCCCTGATCGCCGGAATGAGGATGATGGAGACTACCTGGCCGGGAAAAGGATGGAGTAAAAACGCAAGTGAGCTGGAGAAGGAATACAGCAAATGAAACCATGCTGGAGTTGCGGGACAACGACACCGGATTGCAGTGAAGACTGCGAGTGTGAGAAATGCATAGACCCTGAAGGTTATGCGGAATGGAGGGAGAATGAACCGGAGGAATATCAGGAATGGCTCTACTCTCAACGGAACGAGGAAGACTGACCAGGGCGATCTCTTCCCTCCACAAAAAAAACCAGGAGAGATCGATTGGACGATGAAGCTCCATGGATTCCCTGTAGGCGGTGAGACCATGGCCCGGCGTACGGACCCAGAAACGAGCCATGAAGCGGCCAAGGAATTCAAAGACAGTGGCCACCTCGGTGAGACCCAGAAGACTTTCATGGATGCGGTGAGAGACTACCCAGGAGACACTATTCGCGAGATCGTACAGGAGAGGCTTGGTGGGGATCTGTGGTCGATGGGTACCAGAGCCTCGGAACTGAAGCGCAAGGGCTGGGTCTACTACGGACAGAAACGTCCATGCAGAATTACGGGCAAGCCCTGCGTGACCCTATGGCCGGTGATCCGTGGATGATCTTGTACTCAGGACGATAGGCACCGCACCGGTGGTGGTCAGCGTGATGATCGCAGGGTATCTCCTGGTCGGTGAATTTTCCTTTGTAAAAAGCACCCGAGACAGGTACCATTCAAAGAACATCGCCGCCTTCATCGTGTACATCGCAACTATGCTGGTGGCCTTGTGGGAGGTATGGCATTGACGAGGAGTTAGGCGATTACTGCTATTCACGCTACTTGAGGGATCACTGGAAGAGAACAGAGGGAGCTGAAAGAGGTCAGAGTTGGCTCAAAGAAAGATCAGACGCATTAAACCAACTGAGGTAGACGAGTGCATTGCACTGGTAGGCTGGTTGAATGTCCACCATGTCGTCTTTACCCACATCCCAAACGAGGGCAATCTTCAACGTATGGGGCAACTCAAAAACATGGGACTACAACCGGGATTCCCCGACTACCTGATATTCGACACGCCACCGGCCAGACCCCAGTTCAAAGGCCTAGCTATCGAAATTAAGTCAGAGAGGGGCAAGGCTACAGCGAATCAACATGGATGGCTGCTCAAGTTAGAGCGAAGAGGATACTACACGGCAGTGTGCAACTCAGCTGATAGCGCAGTAGAACTTTGCCTTGAGTTAGGTTACCACCGACTCCACATTGATAGAAGAGACTACGATCCGCAAGCAACTGAGGGAGCAGTGTGGAGGAAGGGGAGGAAGAGATAGAACGGCTATGATTTTCGGCAGCTTGTTTAGCGGCATTTACACGGGGCTTTGGCCCACGCCATCGACAGAGGATTACAAATGGAGGAATTATGCGAGTACGGGGATGACCATGAAGGATTGCCTCACGAGTGTCCATATCAAGAACTGGTGCTGGGCAATGAATCGAAGTTCAGGTGCCAGTGCTGCCTGGACTGTCTTCGTGAGTGTGAGGGTAGAGCGGAAGAATCACTTGATGCGGAAGAATCAACGGAGATCTTCTGAAATTCAACGCGGGTGATTTGGATCGTACTGGCAATGGACGACGGGGGAGCCCTTTCAGGTACGTGATGGCCACTTCTTTGATGAATCTTGGGGACAATCCGCTTGGGGATTGTCGTCTTCAAGGGGGGATTGTTAAGGGGGGAAAAGATTCTAGTCCTATTCTTATTCCCTATAGGGACGAGGAAACCCCGGAACTAGCGGGATTAGAAACAGGAAGGGGTAAAAAACCGTTGAAACACAAGGGGTAATACTAGTCCCACAAAGCCGGGACGAGAACGGGACTAGAAAGGACGAGAAACGAGAATCGGAACTACCGGGACTAGAATCAGGGACAAGCAAATATGGGATTCGCGAAGGGCAATAAATACGGCAAGGGTGGTAAGCGGGAAGGGGCAGGGGCCAAGAGCAAGAAGGAGATCGCAAAGAAGCTCGAAACCGACCAGATTATACGCCAGAAGCTTGAGGAGCACCTTGAGGAGGTGGTGAGAGCGTACCTGGACAATGCGAAGGGCAGGTTCGAGACTCGCATTACCGAGAAGGGCGAGACCTACGAGCAGTTCATCATCGATCCGCCGACGGCTCGGCACTTCATTGACAAGTTCCTCCCGGCAGCACGGCAAGAGATCGATGTGAATCATCGACACGCAGTGGTGATCCAGATGTTCGATGGCAACGAGCAACGCCGAAAACGACTTACCCACGATTAAGTACCATCCTGGTCCGGTAGCTCAAGCAGCACACCTGTCCATGGCGATGGTTAAACTCGCCTGGGGTCCGCTGGGTACTGCCAAGACCACCTGGCTATGCTGGCGGTTCCTCTACCTCGCTCAGATGGCTGCGGACGCAGGGATCAGCCTCGAAGGGTTGATCGTTCGCGACACCTATCGCAACCTCGCCGACAGTACTCTCAAGACATTCCTCTCCTGGTTCCCAGAGGGAATGTGCGGCTACAAGAGCAAATCAGAGCCGTGCGACTACCAGCTCTGGGTTGGTGGCCGGTATCACTCGCTGTCGTTCAGGCATGGCCAGACAGAACAGGATGCGTCCATGTTTCTCTCCAGGGAGTACGACTACATCGCGCTGGAGGAGATCGCACCCGCTTACTTACCGGGCGAGGAGAAGGTCTCACCTGGGATCGCGGAAGGCGTGTTCGACATGGCCATCGCGAGGTTGACCCGTGACCGCAAACGGGCCAAGGCAATCGGCGGCGGTGAGCTGGCGATGAGCTGCAACTCTCCACCGCTCACGCACTGGGCCAGCAAGCGCATCATCGACAAGTCACCTGAGTACCTCCGATCCCTCAACTGGGCGCACTGGATGTTCCCTGTGAGCGATAACGCGGCCAACCTGAGGGAGGACTACTACTCGACCCTGGAGAAGGCCTGGGAAGGCAAACGCGCTCTCATACAGCGGTTCCTACGCGGGGAGCGGATCGCGGTGTTCGTCGGGGTGCCGAGGTTCAACATCGATGCCCTGGACCGATTGCTGGAATTGACCGAGGAGCCACGTTTCAGGGGATGGATGACCCCAACCATGGGTAACCTGCTCCACGTTCGCCTGGAGGAGAATGCGGAAGGCTGGGTGCGTATGTGGGAGCCTCCCAAGGCCTCAGGGCGGTACGTGATCGGGGCTGATGCGGCAGCTGGCCTGGAGGGCGGCGATTACTCGTCGGCGCACGTTCTCAACGCAGAGGATCTCACCATCGCGGCGACGTTCCATGGCCACCTCGAACCGTCGAAGTTCAGTGACGAGCTGGCGAAGCTGGGCTACAGCTACAACCGGGCGATGATCGGCATCGAGACCGAGCCGTCGGCGCACGGGTTGACCACGGCAACGAAGCTACGGGATGGAGGATACCCGCGTCTTTACTACACCAAGCAGCTGGCATCGAGAACGAAGAGACCGATCTCGCGGATCGGGTGGAACTCAACGCCGGGAACCAAGCGGGTGCTGATCGATGGCCTGGCCAACTACCTGGACGATGGCGGCGAAGTGATAGACCGGGATACCATCAGCGAATTAATGACCTACGGCGTGATGGAGAACGGCAAGATGGAGGCCCAGGGGGGATGCCACGATGATAAAGTCATTTCATTGGCGTTAGCGATCTATTTAAGTCACCACACAGGGCTGAGTCGCCTTTACCCAAGTTTAAAATGATCTATACACACATCAACCAAAAAGGCATGACCAAAGAGGAGTACCAATCCGCTGTTAAATGTGTGTGCCCG